ATTGACATGGTGGTTAGATTTGGGGTGAGTTGTGGGCACTTATTGGTTGGTATAATTAACTGTTCACAGAAGAAACCTTCCGCCACTTCCGGCATGATAGCGTCGTCTGTCCTGACTCGCGCTCCCATCCGTTTCCTTTTTGGTAGTTCCAGCGACACAGGAACCGTTCTTCACCAACCGCCGTGATCTTGATGAGATGCGGCCCATATCCCTCGTCCCCTTCCAAAATGTCACCGATGGTCCATCCGTTCAGATCGAGCGTTTCGCGTTCTGTTTTTCCGTGTATCATAATTCAAAAGACTGTGAACAAATCGCCGCATCCAACGGCGATAAGCTCGATTTTGTATTCAGGCATCTTTCCCGCCGTGGATGGGCTTGGCGTTCGAGTTGATCATTCCGGCCCGCCTAGTAATAAAGAAGCGAGGCTTTCCCGTTCGGCGGGCCGGAATGAAATCATTTAGCGTCGAGGATTTCGATGGCGCGAAGGACTGATGGTGCGTCAATCGTTGCGTCTTTTGACCCGTCCGCGTTGATGCGGACAGCGCAGGCGTTGAGGATTGGCGCGATGGAGAATAAGGCGGCGAGGTGGATGATGCGGGGCAGTTTCATGGTGTTGGTGGTGCATTGTTTTGGCATGGTTATCGACAATTTTGGCCCTATAATTCTCTGTTCTGCTTACAATTACCGCAATGCGTCTGGTAGAGTTTGATGAGGGTATCGCACCCCTCGCACTTATGACTGAATACCCAATTCACCACTGATTTGCTTTGGAAGGGGGACTTGGGGTGGTGTAAAGGTAAATCCCATGCAGAACCAGTAGTGGGAGGCAGCGCCTCGGAGTTGGTTGGTGTGTGTGCTGCGTTCATTGGTGCGCAACCCCTACCCGTTACGATATGACCTTGCAAGGAATTTTTTCACAAATCACCCAAAAACCTTGCAAACCACGGCGGATTCCTCGCACGCCCACTTGCAAACCGTCTCGCCACCGCCCGGCCCGTATTGCGCGGAATGAAGCTCGCCCGCCTTGCTTTCGTGGATGTCCCCCGGCCTCAAAACCTTTGTTGACCCGTTGTGGGTGAGTAGCAATCGGCCTTTAGTTTGGCGCAACGTCTCGGGGTATTCGTGGAAATGCTCGCCCATGGACGCCGCGCCTAGTGATCGAAACTTCACGGCTTGAAATCCGTCCTCGCACGGCACGCGGCACCATTCCACCGGGGATAACGATGGGTTAGCCAAGGGGAATGACTCCCAATCGCCACCCGGCAATGCCAGCGAAACCGTGCCTGCTTTTGGCGCTAGCGCGAGGAATGCCCCGCTGATCGCATCATCTAACCGCTCAATCGCTGGGGGGTAGTCAATCATGACCGACAATGGTTTTGATCTCTTCGATTTTCGATAGCATATCACGCTTCCATTGCGCATCGCCAGATGAGGCGGCGGAAATGGTAGCAATCGCGGAAACGGCCTTGTCGGTGATTTCATTGATCCGGGCATCTTTCTTTTCGATGGTCGCGCCAAGCTCTTGATGGAGTTGCTTGATTTGATCTTGCAGCGTTTTAATCCACCAAATCATCACACCCAAAGCCCCGGCGCTTCCGGTGATGACCTTAACCCATATATCAACGCTTGCCTCGTTCATTGTTTGTCGCGCGCAAAGTAGCCAAAGCCCATCATGCCCAGACCCGCAAGAAACGCGTCGAGGGAGAAGACGGTTTTCGGGTCGCTGTCGAAGTGGTCATTCAACTCGCCAGCGATAAGGGCGAGTCCCGCGAAGAATCCTGTTAGTGTGGTTTTCATGGTAATGATTCGGTTTCTGTCAGAGTGCCATCCGCCAGCAAAGCGGCGAGAGCCGGGGCGATTTGAGGAAGTGTTGAATGCTCATCCGCAAGGGCGATGTAGCGGTTGCCGTCTTCGTCGCGGATGGCGCTTTCGACAGGAGCCATGCAGCTTTCCGTGGTGGCGACGGTTGGATTCCCCGCATCCGAAAAATACGGATACCCAAACGCCGCGTCGATTTGAGCGCGAATCGCTTCATAAGCCTGAGGAGTGGTGCGGAAGATTCTCATGGTGTGCCGTATTTGGTTTTGAGGAAGTTTCGCACCTGCGCTTCCTCGCCTGCTGTTAGCGTGCGGGAGTAGGCGACGACAGCGGCGATGGCGACGTGCGCGTGCGTGCTCGCAAGCGATGATCCGCCAATCCTAAATTCTGTCGAATCAACTGCCGTAATTGGCGTGGAATCAACGCCAGGAGTTGCGTCGTTAATCCTTACACTCCTTTGAGCGTTTGACGAGCCAACGGTAATAAGATCCCAATTGTTGAGCGTTTGGATGTTGTTCGTGGCCGGGGAGTCGGCAGTTGTCCTTAGCATGCCTGAGATATTTCGCTGGATCAGCAACATACGGATGCCGCTTGCCCTAGAGTCGATGATGACGTCATTTAGCGTGTAGGATAACTGCTTAAGAACGACACACATCGTGTAAGGCGGGCTGAAAAGATTGCCTGTTTTGACGAGGAAATCGTCGATTCCATCGAACTCAATACAACGCCCGGAGCTTGGGCCCGCGCTGGTGGAAAGCAAAGGGCGGCTTCCTGATACGGTTTGCGCGAGGATATGGGCGTTTGCGGATTTATCCACCCAGCGTGCCACGGCTTCACCGTTCGCGGCAGGAACAAATCCGCTGCCTGTATCGCGCAGAACGGTGCTGGCGTCCATCGCGTCTAGCCAAACAGCGAGATTGGCGATTGATGAAGGCGTAAAAGACGGCGCGGGCGAGGTGCCGCGAGTTGTCAAGCGTGTGGTTCCGCGAGTTGTTATGCGGGTTGTCATTCGGGAAGCTCGGTGACGATGGCGGTGATGCTTGGCGTGGTTGATCCGGCGACGTTGATGTTGATCGTCGAGAGCATTCCCACGTTTGTTCCGATGAGTTGCCCTGCGGCGGTGAATGAAATCGCGTTGTCGCCTGAGAAGTCAACGAACGTCCCCGCCGTGCCTCCCGTGAATGCGGATTCAGCAAGCGGCTCAATCAGCCCCGCGCCATCGTATGCGGCTTTCAAAGCCGCTGAGAAGTGAGGCGTGACGATTGCGGAGGCGTTGAGGAGCGCGACAAGCTCGGCGCTTGTGGTTGTGATTGCGGCATTTGCCCCGCCTCCGGTTAGATCGGTTTCCGCCAGTGCTGTAACAACTCCGCTTCCGTTGTCGCCAGACTTAACGGCGGCAGTCATTAGAGCGGCAAAAGGCGCGTAAGCATTGAGCGCGGCGACAAGTTGCGTTGCGGTGGTGGAAATCGCGTCGGCAGCACGGGCAAGCGTGACGCTGAATTTGAGGTTGTCGCTTGTGGTGACAGAAAGCGCCTGCGTGGTTCCGCTTCCGGCGAGTAGCTCGATTGAGTATCCGTTGCCGATTGTTCCGGCTGTGTCGGCGGTGATCGTGATGTCGTTGTTCGTCCCAGTCATTGCCGTGGTGACGGCGGCGGCATCGCCCGCATCGCATGCTGGCGTTACCACGAAATCCAGCCCGGTTTGCGTGATTGCAAGAGCTTGATTTGATGCGGCGGCGGAAACGGCGAACGTGTAGCCATTCCCGGCGGTTCCGGGGTTCTTGGCGGTGAGGGTGAAAGCCCCGGTTTCCGTGTCGTCATCCACGACTTCGGTAGCGGCGACGGGTCCGGCGGTGGCGTATTGAGCCTTGATGGTTCCGCTGCCGAACGTGCCGGAAACGGCAACGCTAAACTCGCGCCCGAATCCGATCGAGTTGATTGGAAAGTTACCGTTTCCGGTGATGGTTAGATTGGTCATAAGTTTGAGAGGATGACGGTGATTTTAATGTCGGATGTTCCGTCGATTGATTCGATTGATAGGTTTTCCGATCCAGAAATTGCATTTGATCCGGATGACGCGCCCGCTGCAATCATCATGTATTTTTTGCCAGCTGCAATTTGATAGCTTTCAAAACTGTCGTGATCCATTGACTCATTGTCGATATTCACCGCGCCCTCCAAGACCTCAAAAAGCACAGCGGAAAACGCGGACGCTTCTGGAATTGGATCGCCCCAAACGTCTTCATCCCCATCCAAAATGAAAGCTCCAGAAGTTGCGACGCCTACGGTGGTGTTGGCGCTAGTTGCCGCCGTAGTCACTCCGGTGCATGTCCCGTTGTCCAATGATATATTGATGGTTGCGTCGTTGCCAGCGTAAATGTTTACGCCGTTGACGGTTTGCAATGGGGTGCGCGTTCCAATGATTGCGGTGGTTTCTCCGGTGATCGGAAGGTAATCGGCTATATTGGCGTTTGCGTTCATTGCCGAACGAACCTTGCCAGCCCAAACCGCCGCCGTGTCCCCTGATGTAACTGGGACCGCAAGGGTGATTGGAGTGCTTGGGATTGTTGACCCGCTGACAACAACGGCAAGATTGCCGCTTGCTGTTATTGTTCCGGCTGCTGTTGCTGTTTCAACCTGAGCCACCCCAGCCGTCCACGCATCGCTTCCCGTGGTTGAGTTGGTTAGTAGGTTTAGATTCGCGGTTGATTCTTCGGTGATGATCATTCGCACGGAATAGGCGGCGTCAGCGTCAGGGAATGCGATTTGTTGCGCCGATACGCCAATTTGAACATCATTCGTGACGTTTGTGGCGGTTGGCGAGGCGTTAGCTCGCAAGCCTAGGAAAGCCGACACGGAATTGAGATTCATCACTTTTGGGCGGTGTCAAAAATCAGGATACCGGAGTCAGATTTGAGACATATTCGATGATCGTTCCGGCTGCGTCCAACCCGTAAATTACCTGTGCGGAAGAAACTGGCATGCCGTGTCGATTGGTTTGTGGTGGCGGATGTCAAGCGGGGTTTTCCGGCGGATCTGGGAAATTGATTCCGTAAGGGTAAGCCACGATCGGCAGGAAGATGTCACTTCTGAGCCTTTGCTTTATGGTCGCGGCTCCGTCTCCGTCAACCGCTACGGTTCCGACATGGACGAACGCCAAGTCGTCATTCCAGTCTGGCTGGTCGTCTGGATCTGGAAAATCATCAGTGACGAATATCGAAACCGCGCCAAGCAACGGCTCGGAACTCATGCCGTCATAATCGTCGCCCCCGAATCCTTCAAACGATTCAGTTGGAAATCTTTCGATTTGAACCCATACGCCGTACGTCGTCGAAATCGAAAGAACGGAATGCCCGATTGTCCCGCTTGGGTTGTATGGGTCATTGATGAGGTAAGTCGGAGTCGCCGCGTCGAATCTTGATTCAAGTGAAATCATTGTCGGCTGTAGGTTGTTAAGCCGCATTGCCGTGACTGCCCCGTAATACGTCTTGAGCCTGATTTCCGACTCTTCTTTAACAACTTGTAATTTCCACGGGTGAACATATCCACCGCGCGATCCGCCTGCGCCGGAAACAATAATCTTCCGATCCCTCAATGCCGCCAATGCCTTCCTAACCTCAATCGAAAACCTGCCAATCCCAGCGGGCGAACGCTGAATTGCCGGAAGCGGTATTGGGTTTATTCCGTGTCGTGCTTTCATTATTGGTAAAGGAATGTATTGAAGCCCTCGCGCTCGGAAAGTGTCCACTCTAGGCTCGTCTGTTTAAGGTCGCCGCGTTGCTCTTGGCCCGCGCCCGTCAGCATCCAGTCGCGCGAACCAGTAGGAGTCGGTGGCCCTCCGCGTGGTGATGAGATCTTGCCTAGCTTGTTGAGTTGCGCGGATGTCACGCCGTCGCTTCCTTGCGTTGTTTCCGTCCATGTGATTGTTGGAGACAAAAAAGTTATTTCGCCAGCGGCAATTAGCTTAGCAAATTCAATGGCGTCTCCCGTCAATGTAATGGGACCTTCTGCATCTTCTAACGGAACAAATGAAATCCCCCAAGAAAAGCCTTCTACCAATTCATAATTTCCCACCTGGGTCCAGTCATATTTAGCCTTCACGTTGCCTTCAATCAATTCCCCAAGTGCGAACTTTTGTGAAGATTCCAAATCTTGCCATTTGGGGTGCTCGGAAAGCGGCTTTTCGGAAAGCCTGCCCTCCAGCCTGTAAACCGGGGGCGCATCGTCGCTGATTCCGTCGCCGTCGCCGTATTGAGCCGTGGCACTGCCAGAAAACTCAACCGATACCACAAGGTATCCGCCCTCTTGGAAGTCTAGCGTTTTGCTGGCAACAGTTAGGTAACTCCATTGAGCGCCGATGTTAGGGTCGATCGTGGCGATGCTGTTTCCCCGTGCAAACTTGTTGCGCACCGTTGAATTGTTCCAAGATTGAGCAAGCAGCGTGTAGCTGTGGCTTGCGGTTACTCCCCCATTTTCGGATTGCTTCGGCTGGAATCCGGGCGCGGGGTAAATCTCGTTTATTCTGAGTCCGTGTTGCGTGGCCATTAATTCGGGAAGGGTTGATCGACTGCGTTTGCGATGCGTTCAAGGACTTGTAACATTTTACCTATTTCGCTCCCTTGGTATCCGGGTGAATCGGAACGGTATCCCTCGTTAAATAGGCGTTGAGCGGTTGGTGATACGCCAACAGGCTCGGAAATCCTGTTGGCAGCATCGCGGATGGACGCGACAACATCACCGATGACGCTTTCGATGTAATCATTCCTGCCAGCTCGTGTGGCTTCGGATGCTTTTGGGGAATCCTTAAACATTTCCAGCTTTCGCAATGGATTAATGTTTTCCATCCCTTCCGCGATTTGCTCGCCAATGCTTACCCATCCGATTTTGATTGCCGCTCCCATTCCGGCGAATATCGCATCACCAACCGCAACACCAATCCTGACCATTCCCTCATACTGGCCATTAAATGAGTCTTTTATAGCATCGGAAACAACGCCCCCCATTCTTCCGGCTCTTGATTCAAGGTCAGGAAATACGCTTTCCAATAAATCCGGCAGTTTAGCAAATGATTCCGCAAACGGCCCCGCAAATTCTTCAATGAGTTGATTGAATGACTGCCCAATTTTTTCAGAAGCTGAAGCCGAAGCAGCGGCGGTTCCGCCTACTTGCGTTTCAATGGCTTTCAAGATCATTTTCTGAGCATCAAGCATGCGATTGCTTTCGACCATCGCCGCGATTTTCTTTTTCTCCTCAACTGTGAAAGTGATTCCCGACCTAGTAAGAGAATTGATCCCCTTCACTGGATCATTTAGCGCCTTTCCTAGCTGCACAGCGTTTTGCTCAGCAGACCCAAACCCAGCGGCGGCCATATCAACAGCGGCCATGGTTGCGCGATCGAAAGCCCCTCCCATCTGTCCCGCCGTTTTTGCAAGCTCTTTGAAGGTCATCAGTTTTGCCTGCGTCATCGCGACCGTGTCGGCTCCGGTGGCTCTTTCTTGTTGGTCAGCAAAATTGCTTAACCGCTTCGCTACCTCGTCGGCCTCATCACCAAAAATCCCCATTTGCTTTGTGACGTTAATCAGCCGCTTGTCATCTTTTTCAGCAGACTCTCCGATTTTCACCAATTTCATATATCCGGCAGCGGCGGCGGCAGCGGCGGCGGTTATGGCGGCGGCAGCAACCGCTGAGCCTTTTACTACACCGACAAAAGCCCCCGCCATGCCGGAAACCGTTGTTTTGGTTTGCCGCTCAATTCCCTTCATGGTCTTCTCAAAATGAGAAGCGTCCCCTCGGATTTTAACGGTCAGGCTCATTCTAAATTGGCGGCGGTGTCAAGAATCGCCCGCATGCGGTCGGCAAGCGATGGTGCGTCTTTGTCGTGGATATGATGGCGGCGGAAAACCTTCACGCCACGCCTAACAAGAATGGCGTGGACAAGCTGCGCGGATTGGTCGATTGGTAAGTTCATAATTTCATCCCGGCTCCATCCGTATTCGCTTGCGATAAGGTCAACTTCCCCGGCTATTTCGTCGGCTGGGTCGCCTCCGAATCCTCGGGCTTTCCCGGCGATTCGGGGATTTCGATTGAGGCGGCTGCGCGGCGGTCAAGGACTCGGCCAAGATAAGCATTAATCGCGGCGAAGTCGTCTTCTGACAAATCCAAGGCGCGGGAGTCACACTCAATCACGGCGTTGTCACTGCGTAGAATTGCCAACGCTTCGCGGCTTTCCATGCCGGAAATAAGGACATAAGCGCCGATGCTTGTTAAATCGCCCGCCCCCTCTTGGCTGAGAACGTATTGTGAAATGATGTTTGCAACCCGCCCGCTAAATGGACGCATGGGAACGCCTTCGATGATCGGCGGCTCGTCGGTGAATGCTTCGTTCTGGTTCATTTGCGGTATAGGAGTTGGTCTAGTTGGTTGATTTCGTTTTTGTCGGCGTTGGCTGGAATGACCGCGGTTCGCCCGCGATGCTTCACCGCTGCCATGCGGTTGCCGGTTGCTTTGATGGCGTCCACCATCAGGCGGTGATTCGTGAAAGCGCACCAAAGATGGGCGATAAGGGATTCCGGCATGCGCCTTTCGAGTTCTTGATTCGGCAGATTCCAAAGCGCAAAATCAGGCGCTGCGGTTTGGTCGAAGCGGAAAAAATAGGCGTCTCCTTTCTTGGCGATGCCGATAATTGGATGGCCTAACTGCTCCATGCTGGCGGCCATTTCCGTGCAATTCGTTTCGATGAATGGACGGTTTGCCGGGAAGCATTTGATCGTCCCTTCCTTGATCGACTTGGCAATCTCGCCCTTGCGCACAAACGCGGCTTTGATCCTTACAATGGGCGCGTTGGGATTGGTGGCAGCGTATTCCTGAGAATCCCACGCCCGCAAGAGGTCTTTCGTGGATTCGCCCTTTGCGCTGTATTCGCCCAGGTGCCAAGTGATGAGTGATCCCTTGATTCCATCCCCGACGATGCTCGTTAGGCTCTTGGCCTTGTCGAGAGAGACATCGCACGCCACAAGAGCGGCGGCGGCGCGGGTGTTCGTGGTTGCATCACCATGGCTGGTGATGGATGTGTATCTGGTTTGCTGCATGTTCCGTTAGGCTAAGATCGTCGGGCTGTATTTCCAGTTAAGAGCAAGGCGGCGATAGTCGGCAGAAGTGCTAGAACGCGTGATGTCGCGGACGATGGTTGTTCCGCCAGTAACCGCGCCGATGAGGTGATCCGCTGGCGTGGTGGCGAGTGTCAATGCGCTGGCAAGAGTGCCTGAAAATGCGGAAGATGCTGGCAACCATCCATCAAGTGATCCTTCGATGCGCTCGTTAAAGTAGGTTTCGCCAATGTCATCACCTGTGATGTTTTTGCAGGTGGCGGAATCCTGCGAGTAGGCATCGCTCGTTGATTCCAGCAAAAATCCGGTTTGTTGGGCGGCGATTCCGAAAACGCCTGCGGAGGTTCCAAAGGAGGTAGCCATTTGCTATTTACAGCGTGTCAAACCCGCACGACCCATGACTCAGCCGTAAAGGTGGTTTCCATCACCGACCCATCCCATTCCGTAGTTGCGCCATGATAGTCCCAGAAGTCCATCCTGATTCCCTCATCAAGCAATGCCTTGATTTCGCTGGGGTCATTCAAGGCGGTTTCGATGCGGTCAACCCATTCGTCCACGTTAGCCTCCGCTTCATCCCCGGCATGGCATCGCAAGGTGATTTCGACTTGGCACTTTTGAACGCCTTGTAATTCGACGCTGTGGCGTTCTGCCCCGGCGATTCCAACGGCAAGGCATGGAAGCTGAATCTGTTCGCGCTGGGTCGCGTCGGAAACCGTGATGTCCTCATCCGGTTTGACGATTTCCAGATGAGCGATGATGGCTTTTTTTAGGCGGTTTGTTGTCATTGGTTTAGTTGTTTCGTCTTCTTTTTAATGATCGTCTCCATCCGTTTGTAGCCGTTGATCATCCCTTGTTTCAGTGCTTTCTTGATTGCCGAATCAGGCTGAATTGCGCGGATATATGGCGTCTTATTGATGAGCGCGATGGTGAATCTGATTCCCGATCCGATGAACGCGACATCGCCCCATGAGTTGCCGACATGCCGGGAAATCCATTTCGGAATGCCGGAAAGATTGCCCATTTTCAGTTTGTTTCCGGCAGTCACCCATGCGGCTTTTGCTCTTCCCGCTTTTTTTACCACTTGGCGCTTGTATGCTTCTTTCTCACCCATCGTGATGAGGTCAAGCCATGGTTTTCCGCGTTCTTTTCGGAATTGCCGATAGGGGACTTTTCCATTTTTTCTGGCCGCCAAGTGCGCTTTTGAAATGCTGGACGTTGCTGGGAAAGCTCCAAGATTGACGCCGAGATAAACGGCATCCACCTGCCTGCCGATGGATTTTTCTAGGCTCGCACCTTTGGCAGGGCTTAGCCCGAAAGGTTGAACGGTGTTGGCCAGTCTTCGCGCCGATGATTTTCCAATTTCCCGCACGCCCTCCTCAAATCCTTGCTTCGTCAATTCAGCGTAACGCTCAATCGTCCTCCTCATCCTCGCTTGGCTTGCGCGGTCTAGTTCGATTTTAACCATGGGTGCAAATTTATCTTGCGTTGTTGGCAGGTCGATGGCAAGTTTTCCCCGTGTTCGCGCTTCTCAAAGACTGGCAAGGCTCCGATCCAACCGGGTGGTTGATGTCGGAGAAGCTGGACGGCTGGCGGGTCATGTGGGATGGCTCCGCATTCGTTACCCGCGAGGGTAACACGCTGGATGCACCTGAGTGGTTTACGGCGAGCCTTCCCCCGGTTGCGCTGGATGGTGAGCTGTTCGCGGGTCGTGGCGGATTCAACGCGATTCAAGGGCTTATGCGCGACGGCTGGCGCGGGTTGACGTTCCAAGTCTTCGACGCCCCCGGCGCTGGTGCATTCCGCGCTCGTGCCGCCTACCTCAAAGCCATCGAGCTTCCCGCCCATGTCGCCATTGTCCCGCAAGTTCGGTGCAAGGGCGTGCATCACCTGATTGAGTTTGCGGATAGCGTCGTGGTGGCCGGCGGTGAAGGCGCGGTTATTCGTGACCCTCGCTCTAAATGGCAAGCTGGACGTTCCGGCGATGTCCTCCGCTGGGTTCCTCAAAATCCGGCGTTGAATCGGCGTTGAAATCATCGCGCCTCATTGGTTGCCGCCAGCGCGAAATGCACGGCGATGTTGCCAACGGTAACGTCCGCGATTCGGTAGTTGCGCCCGGAAATGACGCACCGTTTTTCGAGGAGTGAATACGGGCTAGAAACGTCGCCGGGTTGCGCCGTCACCGTGGCTTGGATGTCGCCCTCCAAACCGCCAAGCGCCCCTTCCTGACCCTCCCGCGCATCATTGAAGACGACGGCGAACGATTGCCCCGCGCATGTCATGGTAACGGTGCCGAATGTCGCGTCTAGCTCGTCATTGCCGCCTAAAAGGAAATCGTCTAAAGCCCCCATGCAATACGGGCGGGGTCAAAACAAAACCGCCGCCCGGTTTCCCAGACGGCGGCTTCGCCAATGAATACGACGCAAGAAAGTTAGACGATGATCCCAAGTTCGGCAAGTTTTTCCTTGGCCTCCTTCACTTCGGCCTTCCGCCCGTCGCCAGCGGCAAGGGCTTTGAGGGCTTCGATGTCGGGAGCGTCCGATTCGCCCGATTGCTCGGGTTCGTCGGTTGGCTCGGTTGGCGCTTTCGGCTCCGGGGTTGACACGGCTGGGGATTCCCGTCCCTCTTTGAAGGTTTTGCGCTTTGACCTGCCAACGGCAGACTCAAATACCTCCAAAACGTCAAACCCATCGCCGTCGGACAGTTTGAACTTGCTGCGGATGGTTCGCGGGTCGCCCTCTTCGATGAGTTGGCGCTTTCCGTTTTTGGTTCCGATATATAGTGCGACTTGTGCCATGATAATTCTGGTTAGGGCGGCGGATGTTTCACCGCCGCCCGGTTAGAGTTAGGCGGAAACGAGGCGCTTGAGTCCAGCGGCGATACCAACGGTTTTGCCGTAGATTGCCTCCATTACCATCCGGCGGGTTCCGCTGTTTTCGTCATACCAGTCTCGCAAGCCAAGGGTGATCCCGCCTTCACCGACGATAGGCTCGGCGCGGGTGTATTTGTGGCCGGATTGCGGGGCGTTGTAGCGGAAGGCGGCGAGGATTGCGGCGGGGTCGCAAGCGAATCCAACGAGGTTTTCCGAGTTGGCGGGGATGATGTTCGACTTGATGACCCGGAAACCGTGGAGCATCGGGACATCGCCGGACATGATGGCGTTGTAGCCGTAACCGGAAGTGTCCTTGATTGCACCGGATTTGCGAAGGGCGGCGATGTAGCCGTTAGACAGCATCAGCACGCGGTTTTCTTCGGGGATGTCGGCGTCATCGCAAGCCTTGGCGATGTCAGCGACATCGTCCTCGTCGAACGTTGAAGCGGCTCCGGTAAAGGCGGCGGCTCCGTAGTTGGTGTTCGTAACAAGCCCCAGAATGTCCTGCATGATGGACTTGGCGAGGGCATTGCCCTTGCGGAATCCGAAAAGCTCGATAGAGATGCCGGAAGCGCGGGCGACCTCAACATCGTCTAGGCTCCACGAAACGTATTTCGGCGTCCCAAGTTCGATGTCAACCTTGTCAGCGTCACAATCTTGGATGGTGTAAGCACCACCAATGGATTTGGTCTGCACCGCGTCGATTGCGGTAGCGTCACGAATCACTTTGATGGTGTCGCCGGGACGGGCTGCGTCTGCGGAGAAGGAAGTGCTGAGCGCGGCAAGCGGCGCGATAACCGAGGTATACCCCCGGATGAAGTTGCGGGCAATGATTTCGTCATTTACCCCGTTGGATGCGAAGTCGGCGTTGGCCATGGTAGTAGTTAGTTAGGAGTGGAGTTTGTGGTGATTGGTTATTTTCCGGCGCGGATTGCTTCCTCATTCTCATTCCAGAATTTGGAGGCGGCGACGGGATCGGCGGATTGAAGTTCGCGGTATTGCTCGAAAAGCGTTTTGCCGTTATTGTCGATTTTCGCTTCGGCGGTAGCTACGGGCGCGGGATGCCCGGTTGCCGCAAGCTGGCGGGAGGCTTCGATGCTGATTTTCTCGGCGGTCAAAGTTGCCTTTTCGGTTAGGTCGGCAATGGCCAAATCCTTTTCCGCGAGCTTGGCGGTGAAGTCGTCAATCTTGACAGTTAGATCGGTGATCTTCAAATCCTTTGCGGCGATTTCGCCAGCGAGGTTTTGAAGCTCGTCAATCTTCGCTTGCGCGGTGGCGAGGGATTCGCGGAGGGTCGCGTTTTCTGCAACCTCGGCCTCTAGCTTTTCAGCTTCGACGTTGCCCGGAAAGAGTTTGGCTAGAATGCTCATCGCTTTTGCGGGCGTGTCAAATTTCACAATCGAATCCGCGAAACCGCGCTCAACCGCTTCCTTCGCTCCCATCCATGTTTCCGCTTTCATAAGCTCCCGCATCTCCTCGGGCTTGGCCTTGGTTCGCTTGGCATAAATGGCGGCGATTTCCTCACTGATTTCTTCCAGATTCTTCGCGGCTCGGGCGTGATCGGCGGCGTTTCCGGCAACGACTTGCGCGGCTTCGTGAATCATAATCCGCCCGCCTTCGACGATCTTCACCTCATCCGCCGCCATAAGAATCACGCTGCCCATGGATGCGGCTAGGGTGTTGACGGTGGCGACAACTTTGACGCCACGGGAACGCATGCCCATCAAAGCGTTGTAGATTCGGTAGCCATCAAGAACGCTGCCACCCGGCGAATTGATCTCAATTTCCAGCGTCTCCAGCGCGTCATCTGCGGACGCCGTGAAGCCTCCAACGGTCATGTTTTCGGCAACGGCCTTATTGCCATAACTGCGCTCAATGTCGCCAATCAAATCATCGGCAGACCATGGGGTGACGGCATCGTTTAGGCGCACTTTCGCGGCTCGGTTTTCAATCGTTAGAAGTTTCATCGTTTGAAGTAGTTTCGGTGGTTTGCTGCTCGTTTGGCGTGAACATCACAAGCTCACGCGGGTTGATTTCGACGCCGTATTTGTCTTTCATTTCTTGAATCAGGATCATGCGTTGCGCGGCTTCCTCCGCTTTGGCGCGCATTACGTCTTTGTATTCGCGCCCCATTGCGGCGGTGATGTCGCTGCCGCTCTTGAATCCCATCTTGTAGGATTCGACTAGCTCCTTCATCACCCGCCCGTCGTCAATGGTGAGCTTCGCGGGTTTGGAGAATCCCCATCGCCACCAATCGGCAGATGATCGAAGTTCTTGGCGTTTTTGTTGAACGGCAACGGCGTAGGAAATGAGACGTTTGGCAGCGTATTCAAGAATGTCCTGCCTGTCCTCAACGGCGCGTTGAGCTTTGCCAAGGTCAGACCTTTCGGCGGTTCCTTGCCCCGTTGCTTTCCATGACATCGAGTAAGGCCAGTTAATTCCGGCAAGCGCGGAACGAATGATCCGATCTTGGAAATTCTCCCACACTTCGCCGGGGCGGTCGCTCTTAAGCGTTTCAATTTTTCCGCCGCTGTTAGCCCGAAAATACCGAATGCTTCCACCGTCGAGCTTTTCGATGGTCATGCCCTTTCCGGTTGCCACGTCACCGATCAAATCGTTAGACGGATCATCCAGATCAGGCCCGCCGTTTTCGTTGTATTCGATGATGCCGATACTCGAAAGCATCATTTGCGCCATGCGCTCCCACTCGTGGGATTGCGCCATGTCGCGGAGGTCGTTGAGGGCATGGGTGAAAGCTGGCAACCCGCGCCCCTGCTCCTGCCATTGCGGGTCATACAAATGGATCATGTTCGCCGCCTGAATCCACTCCTTGCCCTTTCCGTCGTCATCAACCAGGCGATACCACAGTGGCGCTCCTTGTGGGTTGTAAACAACGCCATCACGCAACATTCCGCCCTTGGTTTTGCCTTCCGTCTCATCCGATCCGGTGGCGATTTGATGCGCTGGAATGTGTTGGTAACGAGGGTATCCGTCGTCTGTTTTTGTTAGAAGAATAAATGCCTCTCCGTCTCGATCAATAGCGACGGATGCGAGGAAAAGCGAAGTAACAAAATCATTCATTCCGCCGCGAACGTCACCGATTCCATACCACTGGTTCACAAGCCAATCCTTTGCTTGCGCGCCAAACTCGGTATCCGATCCAAGGAAATCCGGCTGCCACGCCCTGCCAACGGAATACATGGCCTTCTGGTCAATCGCGCCCCGTGCGACTCCGATGTTGATATACATGCGGCGACTTGCCGAAAGCAGCGTTTTTCGATCATAACTCGGGATGAGCTTGTCGATGTTCCGCAGTTGGACGGGCTCCCACGGGCGGCTTCCATTATACCGCTCGGCAGACCTCGCCGCCTTGTATTGGTAAGGACTTCCGAACTCGTTTAGAATCGCCATCAACCTTGGCGGGTGTCAAAAGTAAGCGCGTGATCGAGCGCCGGGGAAGAATCCGGCAACAAGGGCGCTTTTCGCGTAATCCAGCACCTCGATGCGTTCCATTGGGTTCTGAACGATCATCTTTTGCATTTGCACGCCGTTCTTGCTGCCGCTCATAATGGCGTCGAGCTTGCCGCTGGCGCTGAATCCATCTTCAACCGCCGCATCAAACCATGTGGTTATTTGCGCTGTCCGCTCGGCATCTCCAAACGCCCACTTGAAGAGCATTCGCGCCTGATCCCGTTTATTCGCCGCCATGCTTTGTGGCGGGTGTCAAAGGTCACTTGACCTCATCCATGCTCACCAACACCTTGCAGATGCAGGCGGCAACTACCTGCATGTCCTCGCAGTCCCAAAGGTGGTTTGGTCTTCCAGTCTTGGCTGGAACCCATCGCCAAACGCCAGGTGAGATTTCCCGCTTCTGCTCGGATTGCATGTGTGCGTGATAGTTTTTGCTGGCGTCGGTCGGCACGCCAAACGTTCCGCTTGCCATGAGCGCGGATAGCTTGTCCTTGGCGAGAAGGTTGGAAAATCGGATAAACTTATATGCCAAGCCTGACGACGTTTGCGCGTTGGTGTAGTCGGAGAACAGGCGGCGGAATTTCTTTTCTCCAACCACTTTCATATATCCATCCCGCGCATCCTCGCCCCTGAGCATGTTCCATCGGTTAGTGTCTCCCGGTTTTGCTGCCGCGAAGCATTGCTTGGCAACTTCCTCCGGCTTATAACCGCAGTCGATGAAAACAAAGCGGTTTTCGATCCCATATCGTTCTTGCAGATAGCGGATGTTTTCCCACGTTTCCAGCCTGCCTTCCCACAATAGGCGGGAATCACCACCGACTTTCCAAGCGCGAATCACAACCCAAAAGTGGCCTTGTTGAACGTCCGCTGTCAGGAATCGGAAATCCTCCATTTCCCACTTAGCCCCCTCGTGGTATTCCTTTTTCTGATAGGGGTCGCCGGATAGCGTTAGCGTCGGCGTGTCGGTTGGCTTCTTCCAGAATTGCGCGAACCGCTGACAGATGATGTTTTCCAGCTTCTCCAGTTGCCCGCTCTTTTTGTCTTCGTTGGCGATGAGCCACTCCTTTACCATGTCGCACCACGAATAGCGCCAAACGGTCATAAATGATGCCCGCAATGTCATGCGTCCGGGGATGAACTTCCCACCATCCCACACAGGCTTGCACTTCGCCCATTGGCGGCGGTTGTATTCGGTGTCTTGGAATTGCTCGCCGCAATGCGGGCATTTCAAGCGCACGGTTTCGTAAATCGCCACCCAATCAAGTTCTTCGTTGGCGTCGATGATCTTCTCAAACTGGTAGTTGTTCCAATCGAACACGCTGCCCATTTTGCACTTCGGGCATTCGTGTTCTAAGTCGTGCCACTTCCCAGCTTTGGCGTGATTGTGCCATTGCCCGTCCTCATCACCGCCTTGGGAAAGCATCAGGTTCTTGCGGTTCCAGCGCCCGTGATGGCGTTTTAGCAGGTAGTCGATCATCCCATCATCCCATCGCCAGACCTCATCCCCGACGGTGTAAACCATGGATTTTTCTTGAAGCGCGGTCTTGTTGGCAGGCCCGGCAAAGAAGTTCATGTGCCGGAAAATCACCTGATCTTTTTTCCAGTTACTCCGCTCGGCTCCGGTTGGAATGTGGAGCTTGGTTAGGGGGCTTGTCTGCCAGACTTTCCGCATCCGGCTTTCCATCCAATCCTGCACTGTGTCCCCGGTTTGCCCGACCACCATCATGTCGCCATGATCGACGGCAACGGCGCGGACGCTCAGTCCCTCAATGATAGCGGTTTTCCCGAATCCAACGCAGGCAACCACGGCGATTTCTTTTACCTCTGGGTCTTCCAGCCAGTCCCAAATGATCGCGTGCGCGGGAACGGCGTCGAGTGAGTATCTTGCTCCTTCTGGCGAGTTGGGAAGGTAAACGTGCTCGCACACCCAATCACGCCACGGTTCTTCGGGAGGCGGCTTAACGCCCCGGCAGAATCCAGCAATGAGGGGGGATGTCATGCTGTGTCGGCGCGATAAAACAAGTATCCGGCTGATGATTTTTGTATGCGGTAAAGCTCATCGCGGCGCTTTACTTTGGCGAAATCAACAGGGCTTACAATGATTTGGTCATCGTCCGCAAGTTCGCCGTCCCTCCAAATGGTCAAAAGCTCCTCTTGCGTTGGGATGCCGAAAATAAATGGTATTCCGTATATTGTTGCGGCCATGGTTTTACTCGGTTGGTATCTGGATTCTGGATTCGTATTGGGAAAGCTCCGTTCGCTTGTCGCGGGCGTATCGGGCGACGATCTTTTTGATCTCGCCGGCGGTTCTTCCGGCGCACAATGGCGCGAGGTCATCCGGCATGCGGGAAAAGATGCTGGCGACGGCGATTCCCATTTGCACGCCGTCCTTGTCCATTTCGTGAGACGGGACAAACTCGCCGCGCTGGACGGATAGCTTGTGCTCGATCATGTCGGCCTCGCCTTTCAGCTTGCGGAGTTTGGCGGCTTTCTCGTCTTCGTTGGCGTCTCGGGTTTCGTGGACGCGGGCGGCTCTTTCTCGAACCGCTGCTTCATCGTCGAGGTTAATCCCCTCTTCCTTTTCCCACCGCCACAAGGTCGGCACGCTTACCCCTACCCGCTGGGCTAGTTCCTTGCGGGTGATGTCGCCTTTCGGTTGCCCGCCTTGTTTGAGCTTGGCGGGTTTGTCGGATGGTTTTTGCTTGGCGCTCATGGCTTGTTGCAAGTTGTTTGCGTTAAAGGGCTGAAAAAAGTTGTCGCAGGATTTTATCGGGGTGAGGCGCAAC